TACAACCTGACCACTATTTGACTTAATCTCTGGTTTAGCATATCCAGAGTTAAATTTCATACCAAGATCATATTCAGTGTTGTTAATAGTTCTAGAAGAAGTGTTTGGAACAGCAGGGAAATTTACGTCTGGTTGTCCAGCCGCACCTGACGTTGCTCCACTAATGACGTTAGATCCGTCAAATTCATTTTGAGTACCAGTAACTTCTGGGTAAATACCATCTACAGCATTCTGATAGTATTTCAAAACTTTTGTTGTTGCGTTCCATGAAATAACTCTTGCACGAGAAGTAACATTAGTACCACCAACAACACGTGTCTGGGTAATAATTTCATCAGGAACATAGTTACCTTGGAAAGTAGGTGAGAAAATAACTGCTTTAGTTGCTGAAACTGTTAGATCAGATATTAACTCTGTAGTACCAAACTTTAAAGGATTGGTAATTAATCCAATACGACGATAGTCGTTGTCAATCGGGAAGTCACCTGCACCCTCATCATATGAGAGTTTGGCGTTAATCATAACTCGGAAAGCACCAAGTTCAATAATAGTATCATTTCCATGACCACCTGGAGGTGGAATAATCACATCGACTTGACCGCCTTGACCAGTACCAATACCAGTGATATTATCAACAGAAATTTTACCAAAGGTATATCCAGTACCACCAGAAGTAACGGTAGCAGAAATAATTTTACCACCATCAACAACAATACTAACCCTACCACCAGTTCCATCACCATTAATGGCGACGTTATCATAAGTCCCGTTGTTATAACCAGTACCAGCAGCAGTAATAACAATAGTGTCAATTTCACCCTCCACTGCGTTAGTTTTCACTGCATCATTAGTAAAGACAGGCATGTAGTCATTACTAAAGAATTTAAGAACAGATGCAACTGGAATAGTATACATATATTTCCAACGATATCCATCACCAGTAGTAACAATAGAGGTAGAAGTACCAGTAGGTTCAACTGTTGAGGGTTTTCCGTTAGGATCACTAGGAGAAGTACCGTTATAGATGCACTTATAAACTTGATACTGAGAATTTACGACGTAAAAGTCAGAATCATATAGTTTAGTAGCACCAGAAGCAGCAGTTTTACTTGGAGAATAATCGTGACGATACATGTCATAGGTAAAACCTAGACCACCAGTAGTTTGTTCTGGAGAAACCCAGTCAATTCTACGAGCAACTTGCACCGTATCAGCAGCAAGAACTCTTTTTAAAGAGATCATGTCATCATACGAACCAGAAAATTCCGAGAATGAATCAACTGCCTGCGGAGGCGAGTTTTCATTATCCCAACTTTGTGGTCTTCCGATGAATAAGTATATGCGATCACGAGAAGTTCCAGCAACTTCATCACTCTGGGTCGCATCTGGACCTTCAAGTGCCTTAATGAATTTTTGTGCTGAAAATATTCTAAATTGATCAGTTAATAGAGCTGCCATTTCCTAGTGACTATTGTCCTCTTGTTTATTTATGTCTGTTACGAACGGAGTTGTGCTGAGTACTCAATTCTCTTGAGTCTATAAGTAGCACCACTGTTACCCATAATATCCTCTCCACCCAAAACTGCTTGTGCAGCAGCGTTCCCACCAGTAGAATCACCTACTGCATTAACAAAAGTTATGGTTGGGTGTGTATTATATGTATTATCAATTGTCTGTTTGATTCCATATCCTCCATTCACTATAGATATGGAAGCAACTTGGTCTCCAGCAGTTGTCATATTAACAGTACCAGTTGCCTGTATATCACCAACATTTTCTACTGTAACTGTTGGTACTGCAGTATAGTTAGTACCTGCATTTTGAATAATAAAATCAGTTATTGTACTATTATATGAAAACTCATAAAGATATCCACCAATACCAACATTAACATTACCAGTATTGAATGGAACTATATCCTGAACTATAAGTACAGAATTAACTGGATCCCAAGAAACAACTGTTGCTCTAATACCAGAAACAGATCCAGTAACAATTTCATTAACTCCAAAATTCAATCCATTAGATAAATCTGGATCTAAGTATAAAGTAATAAGAGCAGCATGTGGAACACCATCAGTTAAAGTACCTGCAGAACTAATAGTAGCATATTTAAATGGTAAACTACCATCTTTTACTTGATCACCAACTTGGAATAATGTTGTGTTTTGACCACCAACAGTTTCCTCAATACCATATAAAGAACTGAATATACCACCATCAAGACTAATTTGATTTTCGTAATCAGTACCAGAATTGACAAGATCGATGATACCATCTCCAGCACCATCCAATTCATCATCATCTTCAAACTTCTTATCAATCATTAATGATATAGGATCTGTTAATGTAATAATACCTGGTCCTCCAAGATCATCCAACAGAACGTGAGGATTAAATCCACCTGGAGCAGATCCTGCAAGACCAGCATCAAACTGAACAATTGCATCTTCAGTAGATGGTATACCACCGTCAATAAATGCTAACTCATCAACTTCAAATGTAACAAGTAACTCTCTAGTTGTAGGATCCCAGTCATACACTTTAGCAACTTTGTTGGCAGAGTTTTCAATTTTTCTGATTACCCTGTCACCAACATTAAACTTATAAGTTGAATTACCATCCTGATCTATCTGACCACTATCTAATATAACTCTTTGATCATAATTAAAATTAACACCTCTAGTTAATCCAGAGAATTTACCTCTAGATTTAGCAGTATATGTAATAGTCTCCTTGTTTAAAATAAGTGTTCCAGATCCTGGGAAAGCATCAGTAGAATCAACATATATTTCAACATCAGACATTGCAACATTCTTAACAAGACCAGTAAGGAAACCAGCAACAGAATTATATGACTGTCTTGCTCGTGACTTACGTTTTAAGTTAACTAATTTTGTGAATATTACTTTAGGTTGATCTACATATCCGCTACCTGGATCGGTGACAATAATATTACTGATCTTACCTTGAGATACTTCAGCAACTGCTTTAGCACCAATACCACCTCCACCATTAATAAGAATATATGGTGGTTCTTGATAATAATCACCATCATCAACTATTTGGATATTTTTTACTTTACCCAACGTATCAATTTCAGCAGCACCTTGAGCACCTTGTCCTCCACCACCTTCAAAAATAAGTGTTGGTGGTGTAGCATAATCTCTTCCACCTTGTAATAATGATAAACCTGTAACTGTCTGTACAGTTGGTGTTCCTGTAGCACCAGTACCCTCTCCACCTAATATCCTTGCGGTTGCAGCACCAAAATAATTATCACCCTTCTGGGTCATCTTAATATAACTAACAGTCCCATCTGTGTTTAAAACAATATCTCCTTGAGCACCAGCTGGGAAAGTGTCTGCTTGAGCAGGAACTGCATCACCCTCAAATAGTGGAGTACCATAAAATTTTGGACCAATTGCATAAGGATACTTTGGAACACTATTACTATCTTCTGTTAAGAAGTAAGCATAAGTTCCATTAGGATACTCAGGAGTAACAGCGAATTTACCATTATGTTCATCCAAAGTACCAACAGTAGCATCCCAAATATAATCTTGAACTAAATCTCCAATTACATATCCATCTTGAACAGTTCTTATACCAATACCAGAAGTTGTATATCCAAAAGTATACAAAGCAAGTGGAGCACTTACAGGTACTTTAAATCTAATCTCTCTTGCAGTAGCAGCATTAAAACCACTAATATAAGCACTATAAGTTACTTCAGATCCTTCTAACCAATAAGTAATACCTGGTCCTTCAAAAAGATATGTTGTATCTGGTGGAGTACCAGCATGCCATCCATCATCAGTAGTAGATATTAATAACTGCTCATTATCATTACTAGAATCATTCTGTTGGAATACATATGTTTTTCCTCTCCATAAACTTAAGAAAGGAACAGTACTACCATCAATATTAAACTCACCATTAGCAACTGTTACAGCATAAGTTATAGTTTCTTCAGTAACTACATCAGGTCTAGCACCAGCTAATTCATCACCTACTCTGTATCTAAATCCAGTAACTTCTCTTTTAAGACCATTACCTACAGAAGTAATTTCAGCAACTCCACTATCATCATCAGTAACCCAAGCAGCTTTGACGACCAGATCATCTGCAGGAGTAGATCCACCAATTAAATTACCAGGAATAGTAATCTGCTCATCATCAACATAATTATATCCCATATTACCATCTGGTCCAGGTACTGCTGCATCTCCATTACCACCCATAGTAAAACCACTTATGGAACCATCAGCAGCAACAGTAATTTTAGGTTTACCACCAATACCATTAGCAGAAGTCCATGAAGGTTGAACTGTGAATTCATTTCCATCGTTAACATCACCATATACTCCTTCAGCTCTATTTGGATTAGCACCATTACCACTCACATAAGAGGCAGATACAAAGGCTCCATCATACTTATGAAGGATTCTAATCTTATCACCAACAGCATATCCACTTCCACCTTCAGCTATCCTAATTGAAAGAATACCACCAGGCTGATAAGTACCAATTGCAGTTACATCAATGATACAACCAGTTCCTGTTCCAGTTCCAGGTCCGTTATTTGTAGTTGGGTAACCATTACCAACCTGAAAGAAAAGACCACCGTATTCAGATAAAACTTGTGTAGTACCTAGAACACTAGTACCACTTAAATCATATCCATAAGGTCCATAAATTGGATATCCATCAAATGCCATTCCTAATATTTTAGAATGACCATCAGCATGTCGTGAATAATCTATAGTATTAGGATCATTATCATCGCTCTGATAATAGTCTGTAATATAATAATCATTAACTGGAGGATCATTATCAATTTCTGGATCTAAAGTCATATATCCTTCATGACCTTCATACCCAGACATATACCTGTGATACTTACAATAATAATAAATTCTACTATTCTCATCACCATTCATTATGAATAGAGGTTCAAACTCATTTTCATAATCTGTAGATGGTGCTCCAGTTAACCCAGTACTATTATAGTACAAAGTACCACCATTCAATAAACCGTCCTGTGTAGTACTGAACTGCATAGGATGACCATGAGGATGAAGTCCTGATGGTTGGTTTGAACTATCTGTTTGATTCCACTTAATTAAATAATTTCTTTGAACTTTAATGTTCTCTGGTGAAAAATAATACTGACCAGAAACAAACGGTCCAAATTCACTAGCATCATCACCAAAATCAATATAGAAAACACCATTAGATAATACTGTTGGAGGCTCCGCAATTCTAAAACTAAATCCAGTAGATCCTAAAAGAACATTATCCTCAGCAAATGATCCACTAACATCTCTTATGTATACATGTGTTATCTGATCTAAATTATTTTTTACGACCTTTGAAATTTCAGCTTTACCAGCTCCACCAATAACATCAAGTGTTCTACCAACTTCAACTAAAGCCAATTCTTGAGAAACATTTTCAACTTCTAACATCAAATTATCAAATTCTGTTTTGATATTCCAAGTGAATTGTTTTATTTTACCCCATTCAAACACACCATTATCTTCTGCAAATTCATTAATTAATCTGGAAGATTGATAATAATAAGTATTGCTATCTATTACTGCATCAGAAGGTCTATTGTTTTTAATATAATTATACCTAACAGAATCAATTGCAAATCCAGGAGTCGGATTACCTGCCTGACCCCATTCTGGAGTATGGAGTTGAACTCCATTTGCCATTATACCTATTGCTTTATTATTCTGTTCTTCTCTAGTATTAGGATTAGGAGCATCTTTACCACCCCTATAGATAAATGTTTGATTGAAATTACGATCTACTAATGATCCACCACTGGTAACTGCACCAAAAGTCGCAGATTTAAATGTATGAACACTGGTATTAGTTGCTGGTGCAACTCCCAATACTTGTACTGTAATAGTTGTAGAAGTAGTAGAAAGTATTGGTATAGCAACATTCGCAACGGGATCAGTTGCACGAGGGTATGTATGATCTGTACCATGATCATCTAAAGCACATGTAAATGTTAATGAGTTTGTTGCAATTTTAATACTATCACCTGTAACATAACTATGACTACCAATGGTCATTTCCATCAAACCAGTAGTAGGATTATAGTTAATTGCGGAAGGTGTATACTGAGCAAGAGTACCACCAGATCCACCTCCAGGTGCTCTCTCTTCTATAAGTGGTGTTGGTTTTGGATGATTGTCACTTTGTAATGTAAGTCTATCACTATCAGGAGTGAATAAACCTGTTGTAGGTGAGTTTGGATGTGTCTGCCAAATCCTATTAATATCAAAGGATTGTATGACAGTAGGTGTATCTTGAGCTGGTATTATCTGTAATCTAAGAGGGTCATATCCAAGACCCCTTTCCAAAACTCTAACATGAACTATCTTTCCCGAAAGATCATCAATAATAGGATAAAGTAATGCTTCCTGAGTAGGATTACCACACCCTTCAACAGTCAATCTAGGTGGATTAGTTATATCGTAACCACTACCACCATCTACTACTTTTACTGCACGAACACCAAATTTATCATCAAATATAGGTTCAATTACAGCACCGAATCCAGGAACAGTTCTTGCCATATTTTATTAACCAACTACGTTAATCGTTCCTTGCATTGCTGCATGGAGTGTACATTGATAATAAAGAGTACTAGGTGCAGCCATAGGGACTGTCCAATAAAGAACACCCGTTCCACTACCCGTCTGTCCTGTAGTATAAGGAGTTCCAGTTAAACCTTGAGTACTTTGTATTCTGAAAGGATGTGCTGTTGATTGTACAGTATTATCAAAAGCATATGTCTGTCCTCTCATAACATAAAGAGTTGCGTCAGCAGTAGCAGATGCAAATCCAGGTCCAGTAAATGTGTAATCTGATGCACCATTAGCATTCAATTCCCACCAAGTAATAGGACTTCTAGTAGCAATCCAATTAGTACCATTGAAAAATAGAGAATCTCCTTGAACTACTCCACTCAAATCTGTATCAGTTAACGCTGCTAATGTGGTAGTTAAAGTACCACTAAAATCAATTGTTAGTGTATCAGCAACAACAGTTGTTGTTATATTAGATCCACCAGCAATAGTTAAATTGTCTGCCTGTGCATTCGCTGTCGTACTACCAGTATCACCTGTAATCGTAGCCCAAGTATTTAATGATGCTAAACCAGATTCATCATCTTGAGGAGTCCATTTATTAGAACTAGAACTCCACTTTAAAACTTGTAAATTCTGAGGAGCAGCAGTTGTAGTATCAACGTCGGCCAAAACATCAATACTAGAATATTCTGTTGCTACCTTTGCTCTTACATCACCAACACCACCCGTAGTAATATTGATATTAACATATGGATTATCATCACCATCAACAGTAAAAAAGTATCCTGGATAACTTGCAGCAGAAGGTGCATTACCTAATGCCGAATATTCATTCTTATATTTAACTTTAGTTGGCATATCAATAATGCCATCTGCACCCTGAAAAGTTGAATTTACTCCACCAGCTCCTAATGTTATATTACCAGTACCATTTGCTGCAATAGCAATATTGCCATTAGATGATGATACAATAGAGTTACCATTAACATCTAATGAAGATGTTAAGTTAGCATAGTCAGATGGTGCAAATTGAGATCCTGTATACCTCAATACTTGTCCTACTGCAGGGTTAGTAACATCAACTGTTAATGATGTACCATTACCTATAGCAGAATATATTTCCGTAAAATTGTCATTAATCTTGTCACCTCCACCACGCAGAGTATCCCCTGTGTTATCATTAGGAACCGTACCAAGATTTAGTGATTGTTTGGCCATTTATCGCTACGATTTTTAGTTATTTATGGTGTTTCGGGATCTACTTCTTCTTCTCCGTACTGACTAAGATCAGGAGCGTTCCAATCATCAGGGACTGTTGTCTCAACAACAATCTCTGGATTCTTATAACCAGAGCCTGGATTATTCATTTCAACACCAGCAACACCAACTAGTGCTCTTATATTCCCATCAAATCCAGAGATAGAATCAATTCTCACATTAGGTCTAGATGTGTAACTAGAACCACCAGAAGTTACCTGTACCTGATCAATAAATCCAGAAGTTATAATTGCTGTTGCTTTAGCATCTTGTCCAAATACTGATCCAAGATAGTCGAAAGTAATTAGAGAGTTTGAAGACTCAATAACAGCAACCTCTCTGTCTGCAGTCTCACCTTGGATGTCAATAAAGTCACCAGGTTCGATAGGTGGAACAACTTCAGCAGCATCAACGTCTGCCTCAGAACCAACGTATGAGAAGGCAACGAATGTGGATCCCACACGAGGAATTTCAGAGAAGATAATTCTAGAACCAACGATCTCGAAACCTACGCCTGGTTCCTGTATAACACCATTTAAAGAAACAATGATATTATTTTCTGGACGTATGGTAGATGATTGAACACCTTCCGTAAGTGTTAGTGAGTAGAATACATCATTACGCTTGAGGTTGAATGACTGACGTAAGGAGTCAAACTCGAATGAAATATCATCCAATTGTCTCAACTTACCTACGTAGAATCCTGTGAAGGATGCACCTAGTTCTGGTGGTTCAGTAAACTGAATTCTATTAGAGAACGCTGTATATGCATTAGTACCACCTGGAGGTTGTAAAATACCATTAACGAATACCAATAGGTGACCATCAGGATCTGGAAGATAGTTAGTTCCATTATTAATGGATAAATCAAACGTATCTTGAATTCCATCAAATCCTTTGAATGCTCTCTTAACACGTGCCTTAAGATCAACCTTAGATTGAACTGCTGCCTTATAACCTCCAGGTCCAATAACCGAGTCTTTAAGATCAAATGATCCTGTGATATCACTTAAATACAATCTCTTATACTGACCAGCAGGACGTATATCCTGTACCAATGCAGCACCAGCCCCTGCTGTTAACACTCTAGTAATTATTGATCCGTAACCTACAGGGAAGTTACCACCAAGACCATAATCACCTACGAGATCACCATTCGTAAGAGGTGTACCTTGGAAGTCGGCAATGTAAAGGAAATTATTATCTAGATCAACCTCAGTAATAATTGCATAATTGCTTTGATCAGCAACACCACCAACAACTTTATAAAGTCTATTACCAACACTGAAGTCATTCAATCCACCAACAATTGAAATACCAATTCTCACATATCCATTGGATGCGATTCTATCACCAACACCAACGTCTAAACCATCATACTTACTTACTTCAATAAACTGTCTGGAAGTTTCTGGATAAACAACGGAAGTTTGTTCAAATGAACCAACCAGTGTTTCAGTATCAACTGTTAGAGTACCACCAGTATTATCAAGAATAGCAGCTTCATTTCTAAGGAATGCTGTAGGTGTAGCAGAAGCACCACTGGTATATCCTTTAAATGGTACAGTTGCATCAAATTCACCATCTAAATTAATGATTTGTATACGATCCTCTATCAAACTAACCTGTGCTGTTGTGTTATTTGTAGAACCAACAACATAATCAGTAATAGACCAAGGATTACCAGTAACCTCGATATCTAAGTAACTAAAGTTTTCATCCGAATGAATTCCGTATATAACACCAGTAACAGCTGGATCACCATTCTTAGAAACTGTTTCGTTCATGACCCAAGGACCATCAACAACATCACCATCAAAACGTAATCTCTGATAGATCTTAACAATCTCACCTCTGTTAGGAATGATAGTTTCTAACTCAGCGTAACTATCACTAGAAGTACCATAAAGATAATCGGAAGCATTTAATCCACCACCCAATCCAACTGGTAGATTTCTATTACCATAAGTGTAAGTTGGAATAGAAATTCCATTATAAACAGTAACACCAGTATAGTAACTATCAAGTGCTAACTGTTCTTTAAGTAGTTTAATATTCTCACGAACAATTCTACTTACAGTTCTAATATCATAATGACTTGCTGCTTCTGTACTAAAGAACTTAAGATAACCTGCTTGAGGAGAAGGACTTGTAAGACCATCTGTCATAGCAGCAATAATGTAATCTTCTAATTGTGTTAATGCGTATGTCTTAATATTAAATTCACCATCAGCATAGAATACTTCACCAGTTGCTGAAGTGTATGGATCTAATACACCCTTTCTAAGTTTTGAACCCCAAGCATAAAGACCTTTAGTACCATCTCCACTATATGAGATCTGATTATTCTCATTATATACATTAATCTTCGCTTTCAACTCAGTAAATCCAAATGATAATGTTGTTGTGATATATGCTCTATACCATCCACCACCATAAGGAACAGCACCATAAGCATCACCTGTTATACCACCTTGAGGTATAAAGAGTGATCCAGTAGTACCTGAATTAGTATTAAGATCAAAGAATATATTCTGCTCACCAGCAGTACCATCATCAAGTACAATATGGAATCTAACTTGCTCATACTCTGCCTTCTTAAAGAAGCAAGAGAATGTATATTGCTGTTCATCTGAAGTACCTGAACCACCTTCGTCAAAACTATTAGTTGTATCATCCCAAGTAATATTACCATCATCAAAAGTATCAAATGCAGTTAGATCATATATCCTATGCAAAGTATGCTCACCTGCATCACTAGAAGAAATTAACTTGGCAGCACTTGTACTATTATCTGGCGATTCTGTGAAATTATCACTGATACCAACACCAGCACCAACCCAATCAGGTGTAAACAATTCTGGATTAGTGAATAAATTAAGACCAGATACTTGACCAGTAATATTAGATACTATATTCTTTGCAAAGTTTAATGTTCTTACATTACCTGGACTATTAATCCATGTGTAACTAGTTCCAACACCACTAACAGAAACTATAGCTTGAGCATTACTACGTGTACCAGTTAATGTGGTATTAGTTGTCCAAGGAGTACCTACAAAATCACCAACTATTAAGGAATTGTTTTCTGAATTATATTCTAGAACTTTAGCAGATCCTTTATCAGAAGTAATTAATTCACCAACATCAAAAGTTCCAACAACATCTTCTATTACTATATCATGAGCAGTAGAACTATCAGATATATCTGTAGTAAGTAAATCATGTGATAGGTTAGTAACAACACTATCCATAAAGTCATTATACAACCAAGTACCAGATCCGAATTGTGCATTAACTAAGTTTTGAATCTCTTCCTTATAATATCCTCTATTGTAAATAAGATTCTTAGCAGCACCCCTCATTGGTCTCTTACCTGGACAGATAATATTAATCGCAGTATTAACCAATTCCTTAATTCTAGATCCTACAACTGTCATATCAGTAGGAGTCTCAGTATCAGTCCATACAGTCTCATTAGTATATTGAGCAGCATAATTAGGTGCTGAAGCTCCTGAATTCTTCTCTCTCAACTCACCCTTAACAGCATGTTCGCATAAGAATGCTAACTGTTCAATAGCATAAGTTGTTGCAAGTAATTCATCTTCAACATTAATAATTTGCATCAAGGATGATAGATAATATTCCATTGCAGCAACAGTACTATTATTACCACCAGTTTGTAAGTCAGAGATAATACCCAATATAATAAGTTTCAAATCTCTCTGACATGTGGTTGTACCACCTGGTTCTGGATATGTGAATGCAAACTGCTGAGAAGTATCTAACATGTAAGTAAACTCAGCAGATGTTAGAGAAGTAATTTCACTAGCAATAAATTGTCTATTGAAGTAAAGTCTATCAGCAGCAATTGCAAAGTCTGCATTAGTAGGAGCAATAATATCGTTAGCAATAGTTACTAAGTTATCAATAGCATCCTTAACGTTTGTACAATCTGCTGGTGCAGTTACACAATCAGTAACAGCACTCTGGAATGTATGTAATGTAGTGTTAGAAGAAATTCCAACATTAACTGTAATTGTTGTAGCAGTATATTCTGTAATCTTAAGATTCTGCTGATATGCAGGGTCAGTCGTTCTTGGATATGTGTGATCACTACCATTATTATCTTCAAGACAACGGAATGTTAATCCATCCAATGCAATGTTAATCATTCTTCCCTTAACCAAGGTATGAGAACCAATAGTTAGAGTTAAGTCACCTGTTGTTGGCTCGTAAGTTGCAGCAGTAGGTGTGAATGAAGCAGCTACAGATTGTGTAATTCCCCAAGCACCAACAATAATCTTATCAGTATTACCTGTTGTTAGATCACCATTAATTGCTTGCTTCATATAGTATGCAAGACGCTCATGAGCATAAGCAGACTGGAATACTTGTAATCTAATATGTAATAGAATATCATTAGCACCAAGATATCTCTTCGCAACATTTACAGTATTGAAGTTACCACCATCTCTAAGATCTTTAATAAACTCTTGAAGAATTAATGCTAAGTCAGTCTTACATTGTAAAGTACCTGCACCACTTCCATCAAAGTTTCTAGGCATATCCAAAGCAAGGTCTGGATAACGCTCTAACATATCGAAAGATGCTTTATCAACAATAGGACCAGCATTTAACTGAACTAAATTAGCAGCATCTTGGAATCTATATTTACCTGAAGCACCAATTTGATTAGTAAACATGATATCTTCAGTACCATCATGCCAATTAATTGGGAACTCTTCTTCATAATAAGAATATATTCTACCACCAAGGAATTCATGTGGAGGTGAATATTTAACAAGACTACCAAGATAATCAACAGGTGGAGTCTGTATTGCAGAATCTAATGTATCAGTAACAATACTAATTAAGTTCTCTATAGTTGTTTGTACATCAGTACAATCAGATGTATTATAATCAAGAACTTTAACTCCATTTGCAGTTGTTTGTGCAAAATTGTGTATTGTTAATTGATGCTTAACTGATCCAGGATCACAAGATACGAATGTGTGTGTTGCTTGTGGGGTATATGAAACAGTATTAGAACCTTGGTTACCTACAAATGTATGTGTGTAATCACCACCAGTAGAAATAACTGCTCTAGTAAGACAATTAGCAACTGCAGAATGGAAAGTATGTGCAGTTATATTAGTAGAAGGAATTACATCTAATACCTGTATATCAAATGTATTAGTTTGTACATTTGCAATTGGTATCCACTGATTACTTACAGGATCAGTTGCTCTTGGATATGCATGAGTTGTTGCATGATTATCATGAGCACAAGTAAACTTAAATCCACCGTCAGAAATCTTAACATGCTCACCATTAGCAAAACCATGATTAGCAAGTGTTACTGTAATTACACCTGTGTTTGGATTATATACAGCATTAGTTGGTGAATACTTATTATTTGCATTTTGGAATACATGAGTTGTTGTATTACTTGAGGTTCCTACATCAAGAGTAACGGTTGTAGGAGTTACAGCAGTAATATTAACAGCATCATTATATGCTGGATCATCTTGAGATGCACCACCTTGACCATTTGCACGAGGATAAGAATGATCAGAACTTTGACCATCTTGATCACAACGGAACACAAGTGAATTGTTAGCAATTCTAACTGCTGTACCAGCAGTTAAACTATGGTTACCAATAGTAATAGTAAGAAGTCCAGTTCCAGGAACAAACGATGCATCAGTTACATCATATCCCTTAATAGGAGATTTACCAACATTAACCGTAATTACACCAGTCTGTCTTCTAATACCCTTTGTAGCAGCTTTCTGGAATACATGAGTTGTAGTATCAGATGAAACTCCAACATTAACTTCAAATGTATCATTTGTCTTATTAGAAATCTGTAACCATCTTCCTGAAGGATAATCAGTAGGTCTTGGATATGCATGATCTGTAGTATTACCATCAAGCAAACATCTCATTGTTAATGATTCATCAACAATTTGAATATAATCTCCATTAGAGTATCCGTGTGCAGGTACGGTTAGAACCATCAAACCAGAACCAGGAGTATACACTGCATTGGTTACTGTTGCATGTGTATGACCTACATGTGTAATTGGAATAGATTTAAGATCTCCATATGGATCAGTTGCACGAGGATAATCCTTATTAGCAGTATTACCATCCATTTCACATGTAAATCTCAAACTATTATTTGCAATGGTAATATTTGCTCCAACTCTCATGCCATGCTGACCAATTGTTAGAGTCATATCACCAGTTACAGCATCATATGTTGCACCAGTAGGTGTGAATGTTTGATTTGCTTGAGCTGTACCTACATTAAGACTAATAGTATTATCAGTAGTACCAATAATCTTTAATTTTCTTCTTGCTGCACGAGTGTCATGTCCTGGACGTGGATAAGACTTAATAGTCTGATTGTTATCCATTTGACATGTGAATTTAATCGAATTATCTTCTAATGTCACATAATCATCTTGAGTTAATGAATGATTCTCAAGAGTTAATATTAATATACCTGTAGAAGGATCATAATTAGCAAAAGTAGGTGAGTATGAAGTGTAATTATTATTTGATCCAAAATCAGTTGAACCTACATTTACTGTAATAGTATCAGTAGTATAATGTGTAATAGGTAATGCAGACTTGTATGCTGGATCTGTTGTACGAGGATATGGGTGAGTAGTTTCAGCACCATCCATATCACAAGTAAACTTAAGTGCATCAGGTAAAATTTCTATTGCCTGACCTTGCTTATAGATTCCATTAGCAGTTGCAGATACAAATGTATGATTATAAACACCACCTGTATGAAGTACTGCTCTATGAACACCACCTGTAGATGCAGATACGAATGTATGTGCATCAGTATTAGTTGAAGGTGCAGAATCCAATACTTGAATAGTAAATGTATCAGCAGTTATATTGGAAATAGGTACATACTTACCGCTAATTGGATCGGATGATCTTGGATATGATTTATCCGTTGCACTACCACCGAAACTGCAGTTAAAGATTATAGATTCATCATCCATCTTAATATGATCACCAGATTCAAATCCATGATTAGGAATTGTAAGTGTCATCACACCTGTAGTTGGATTATAAGCAGCATCAGATACTGTATATGCACTAGGAGAAACAAATTCATGTCTATAGATACCACCAGCAATTACAGCATTCTTTCTAGCATTAGCAAATGTATGAGTATGATTTCCACCAGTTCTTAAGATACCTCTAGTAATACTATTAGAAACAGCAGATACAAATGAATGTGTATCAGTATTTGTAGAAGGAACTACATCCAATACCTGTACATCAAATGTATTGGTAGAAACATTAGAAACAGATAACCATCTACCACTAGCAGGGTCAGATGATCTAGGATAATCCTTCTGTGCAGCAGAACCAGATGCACCACCAAATGCACAACTTAACTTAATAGCACCGTCATCAATCATAACTTGCTCACCATTTGCCATATTATGATCATTAACAGTGATTGTCATTACACCTGTAGTTGGGTTGTAAGCAGCATTAGTAGGTGTTAACTTAGTTGCAGCAACATAATTGTGTGTTGTTGTGTCTGTAGATATACCAACATTTAATGATATTACACCAGACTGAGAATGTAGTCCTCCAGTAACAGCTGATACAAATGTATGAGATGACAAATCGCTAGATTTACCAATATAAACATCAAATGAATCTGCTAAAACATTACTTAATGGTAACCACTCATCGAATGATGGGTCAGTTCTTCTTGGATATGAATGCTCAGAAGCACCACTATCTTTAGCACAAGTAAATGTTAATGCATTTTCAACAAGTTTAACTGCAGAATTTGCTTTCGTTAATCCATTAGCAACAGCAGATACAAATGCGTGTGTAGTTGTATGTGAAATTGGTGCAGGACCAAACATGTTACCAACATTAACTTCAAAGAAGTTTGTGCTTACATTGAATATTGGTAACCATCTATTACTTGCAAAATCAGATGCTCTAGGATAATCATGATTACTTGCATTACCATCCTTAGCACATGTAAATCTTAAAGATCCATCAGCAAGTTTAACTCTATCTCCTTCTTGGAAACCATGACCATTGATAGTAAGTTTCATTACACCAGTAGAAGGTGTAAATGTTGCAGCAGTTACTGTGTGGTTAGTTGATAATGCAAATCCATGATTTACCAACTGAATATTCATAACACCTGTAGCAGGAGTATATGTTGCTAAAGTTGGTGTATGTGCATTAGTTCCAACAGATGTAATAGGAACAGGTTTGTTATATGCATAATCAGCACCACCAGGAGCATTAGAACCTGATGCTCTAGGATATTTCTTCTCGGTACTATTTCCATCACCATTAAAGTCACATGTAAAGGTCATAGACTCTTCACCAATCATCACGGTTTCATTCGTTCTGTATACTCCATTAGTAGAAGCAGTTACAAATGTATGATTATAATCACCACCAGAAATTACTGCTTCTGAAGATGTACCGCCAGTCCAGTTATGGGCAGATACATCAGATGAAGTACCAACATTAAATGTGATTGTTGTTGCAGTCTTAGCAGTAATTACTACAGGAGTTCTCCATGCAGGGTCAGCAATACCAGCATTCTGTATAAATCCTGTTTCTCTAGGATATGTCTTAGCAACTGTATCTCCATCAAGACCACAAGTAAATGTAAATCCATAATCCTTAAGCATTATTGGTTCACCAACTTCAAGAGTATGGGATCCGATAGTTGCTTCAATAAGACCAGTAGCAGGGTCGTATGTTGCAGTTGTTACATCATGTTTTACAAGAGGTGATGCACCAACATTAACTTTAAATGTATCAGTTGTTATTCCTACAACTGGCAACCACTTATTAAATGATGGGTCTGTAGATCTTGGATATTGCTTATTAGTTGCATTACCATTCATTGTACATGTAAATGTAATGCTATTTTCTGCAAACTTAATATAATCACCAACAGAGAATCCATGATTAGCAACAGTAACAGTCATGATACCTGTTGATGCCTCATAAGATGCAGTTGATGCTGTATGCTGAGACCCACCACGAAGGTAATGAGTACCAATATTCATATCCATATTACCAGTAGCAGGGTTATATGATACTGATGATGGGTTATGAGAAACAGTAGGTGACTTACCAACATTAACTGTAATATAACCAGTTTGTACTTTCAAACCACCAGAAGTTGCGGTCTGATATACATGAGTTGATGTATCAGAAGACTTACCAACATTAAGAACAATAGTATTAGCATCTGGTGCAGATGTAATAGGAATCCATTGCTGATGAACAGGGTCACTTACTCTTGGATATGTATGATCAGATGCTTGAGAATCCTTATCACATCTAAATGTAATTGAATCATCATCAAATTTAACTGAATCTTTTGCTCTCTTCAAACAAGTTGAAGTAGCAGAAATAAATCTATGATCACTTAAATCTGTAGACTTACCAATATTAACTGTGAATCTATCTACATGTACATTTTGTACAGACAACCACTTCATACTAGAAGGATCTGATGCTCTAGGATATGTGTGTTGTGATTGATGATTATCCTTAGCACAAGTAAAGGTTAAGCAATCGTCATCAAGTAGAACTCTATCACCATTATCAAAACTGTGTCCAACAATAGTTAACTCTAATTCACCTGTAGCAGGATTATAAGTTGCGTCAGTTGGTGTATGTGTTGTAGCAGGATTGAGATTATGTCCAGTAACAGTCAGACTCATCTGTCCTGAAGTTGGTGTATAAACTGCTCCAGTTATAGTCTTACTTGTTTCACCAACATCAGTAATATTAAGTGCATGCTTACGAGATGGATCAGTTAATCTAGGATAACTATGAGTTGTTGCATTACCATCCATAGAACATGTAAATGATAATCCATTATCTGCAATCTGTATTGTTTGATTCTCTAAGAGATTGTGTATTCCAACATTAAGAACCATATCACCAGTAAGAGGATCATATGTAGCACCAGCAACATCATATCCAACTCTAGGTGACTTACCAACATCAAGAGTTATACTTCCATCTCTCTTAGTAATACCATTTGTATATGCAGACTTAAATGTATGTGATGAGGTATCGGGAGAAATTCCAACATTAACATCAAATGTATTAGCACCTACATTAGATACTGCCAACCATCTTCCATTATAAGGATCTGTAGATCTTGGATATGAATGCTCAGTTTCTTGATCATCTAAGTTACAAGTGAATGTTAATGAATTGGTAGCAATCTTAATTCTATCCCCATTAATAAGTCCATGCTTATTAGCAACAACACCATTGGTAAGAGCACTATGGAATATATGCTCATAATCACCACCAGTGTGTATACAACCAGTAGTAGCACCAACCCAAGTATGGGCATCAGTGTTAGTTGAAGGAACATTCTCTAGAATCTTAACAGTAATAGCATTAGTAGTAGCTGATTCAATCTTTACTGCAGTATCATAGAATGGGTCTGTAGTTCTTGGATAAGATTTCTTAGCAGCATCGCCACTAGCACCACCAAATCCACAACTAAAGGTTAATGATTCTTTTGCAATCTTAATACTTGTACCAGCAGTCAATCCATGAGGAGTTGCAAATTCCAACGTCATCATACCTGTTGTTGGATTGTAGATACCATTATTAGGTGTTAATTGTACTTTAGGTGAAATACCAACATTAACTGAGAATGAATGTGTCTGAACATTAGTGATAGATAACTGAAGTCCTCTCTTAGGATCAGTGGTTCTAGGATAAGCATGAGTACTATAATGATCATCCATAGCACATGTAAATGTTATAGCACCATCTTCTAATCGTATAGTATCACCAGCAACCAATCCATGATCAGGAATGGTTAAATTCATCATTCCATTAACAGCATTATATGTTGCATCAAGAGGAGTAAATGTCTTTCCAGCAGTAATTTTCATTACACCTGTTGTAGGTGTGTAATTAGCAAATGATGCACTTAGTTGCTCACCATCATATGCAATTGGAGTAGGCTTACCTGCAATTGGATCTGTAGTTCTAGGATACTTCTTAACAGCTTGTAATCCATCACTTGTACATCTAAAGTAAATTGAATTAGGTGCAACCTTAATATTAGTTCCTGGAGTTAATATATGATCCCCAATATGAAGTTTCATATGACCAGTAGATGCATCATAAGATCCACCAGTAGGATTAAAGACTAATAAAGGTGACTTACCAACATCAAGATCAAATGTATTTGTTTGTGCATTGCTAACAGTTAACCAACCAGCAAGTGCTGGATCTGATGCTCTTGGATACTTATGCTCAGTCTTATGACCATCCATATCACAAGTAAAGGTCAATGACTCTTTTTCAAGCATTACCTTGTCACCATTTTGGAATAGATGACTTGCAGATGTTACTGAAAGAATTCCAGTTTCAGCATTATATGATGTACCAGCTTGTACTGTTACTGCCCTTCTACCATATAGATTATGTCCATCAATAGTTAATGTAAGATCTCCAGTAGATGCATCATAAGTTGCACCAGTAGGTGTCTTATAAGTAAATGAAGTTGTGGAAGAATCGGTAATAGATGTATCAGTGTATTGCTTAAGTCCATGATCACCAACTGGTTTCCACTCACTATTAGTAACAATAAACTCTAACATTTGATCAAGTTTATTGTAAGCCCAAATAGTTTCTCTAACTTCAGTTTCGATATTAAGTAGTTTTACATTTGCAGTATCAGTTCTATCAATATAATATGACACAGCGAGCCAAGTCTTATTATTACCACCATTACGCATATCTGCTACGATAGATCTACAGATATCTTTAACATCATCCTCACAATTAACATCCCCACCAATAACGGTAAAGTTAGGGAATTTCTGATTAATCATGTATACAACTTCCTTAGCAATAAATTCTAAGTTCTTAAGAATTAATTGACCAGCATTATTGTATCTGTGACTATTCTTAGCGAATCCTTGCTGAATTGCGACACCAACATTAACTGTAATTGTAGTAGCAGTTACTGCAGTAATTGGAATTGCTGTATCATATACAGGGTCAGTTATACGTGGATAAGTATGCTGAGTAGCATTATTATCCATATCACAAGTGAATGTTAATGAATTATGAGCAATCTTAATTGTATTTGATGTTGTATAACTATGAGATCCTATGGTTAATACCAAGTCTCCAGTCAAACCATTATAGGTAGCATCAGATACATCTTTTGGTATTATACCTTGCTGAATAATAACAGCATTAGATACAGTACCACCGACATAAGTATGCTTACCAATATAACGTCTAGAAGCTACAATAGGATCATTATTAAAGTATTCTGCATTAGTAAATGATTCTCCACCAGACCAATCATCAACAAACTTATCTCCATTAGTACTATCAAAATGTAACAATAGTTTAGTGTCATTATCACCTTGATGAATACCTGCAGGAGGAGTAAATGTTGCAGTATATCTTGCTACATCAGAAATTCTTACTTCATCAATATAACCAGCAAATGAATTTGTTGCCTGATATGTAGATCCAATTCTAATTGGTCTAGCAACATATGTACTACTATCTGTACCAGCACCAACTTGAACACCATCAAGGAACATCTTAATAGTTGTTCCAGATCTACTTACAGCAATATGATACCAAGTATTATTAGTTGGGATAACAGTAGCACCAGAAGTTACGACATCAGAACCATTAACATTGTAACGAATCTGAGCACCATTCAAATAAATTCTACCAGAAATTTCAGGATCAGATGTTCTAGTGTCATAAATTTCAGCAAGACCTGCTAATGCAGCAGTATCTGGTCTGCACCAAAATTCAATAGTATAATCACCTGTTCCAAAAGCAATCTCACTTGTAGAATCAACACTAATATAATCTCCAGTACCATCTAACTTAAGTGATGTATCACCAAACTTCTTCTGTGTTGAAGAAATTTCAGCATCACCAGTAAATACAAAATTGAAATAATCTTCACCATTCTGCTTACTTCTACCAATCTTACCTAAGTATACAATTCCTCTTGCTTGGTTATAACCAATAACTTCTGCTTTAGTATCACGAGTTCTAATTACCTGACCCGAATTAAAGAATCCCTCACCCTCTTTATCATACATGGAAATCTTTCTAACTCTTCCATCTTCACCAGCAGTAAATTCTCCAGAATTATTACCATATTCAATCTTATAATTACGAATATTTTCACCAACTTGCAATGTTCCAGTTGGGTTATTGTATGGAATAACATAGTTACTAACTATCTCATTTGATGGGAAGTTAGTATTATATGCAGTTGAATTGTCTTCAAAATCAACAATACTAATTTGAGACTTAGAAATATCATCTATAACTACGTTTGGATAAGATGTAGATGTAATTCTATTAAATAGAAGTCCAAAGAATGAAGATCCAGGAGATATATTAACCTGTCCAATAAATTCACCTGTAACAGGATCTTGATATACTGCACTAGATGTAACAGAAGCAATAACACCAGATTTAGCACCAATAATAACATCATTTAATCCGATATTATAAAGACCAGGTGTAGATTGATATGTACCAGCAGTCTTACTTAGTGTTAAACTATCAGTCACACTAATATCTGTACTATAAACTGGAGTTCCTTCTTGAGCACTTACAGCTTGAGTACCTAATGTACCTCTAACTACAGTTAATGTAGTAGATTCTGCTCCATTTACCACAGCTTCGACTTCAATTATTTCAGAACCAATTCTAAATCCATCATTTTCAGTAAGAATAATTGTATTTTCAGGTAATGGTCCTGTACCATCAACAGGAACTACTTCAATATCAGTAGTTGAAGGTCCAATAGCATAACGTAAATCACAAATTGGTGCTTCAGCACCAGTCTCTAAGTTAATTTGCTCAACTTTAGCAGTATCACCTTGAAGATTGGTAACAGTTTCACCGTAAGTAAACAAACCAATATTTGCAATTGGAGTTATACCATCCAAGTTTCCAGAGAATCCAGTTGCAGAAACGGTACATAATTCACCTATAATAAAGGTTCCTTCAGTGATATATCCAAAAATAGATTCTCCAACAACCTTAGTTACAGTTAATTTAGCATTAGAACTAGTACCACTTAAAGTATTACCAAGAGTAGGATAAATACCACTCTGATTAGTCCATATTAACTCTTGTGCCTGTATTTGATTTATTGTTATATTTGCATACTTAACACTTGCAGGTGGTGAAGGTGGTTCAGAAAATACGATAGAATCACCTTGTATCTGGAATGATGTATCTGGGTTCTGTACAACACCGTTAAGAACAATCATCAACTGATTTGCATTAGCAACAACAGTTCCACCATCAACAGTTAGAGGGAATGCTATTCTTTCACCGTCAAATAGATCTGATATATCATCCACTCTCTGTACAACAGAAGTTAGAATATTCTCAGAAGATGTTAGTCTCTTCTGTCTGAATAGTACTTCTGTATTATTAAACTCTGAGTAGATTGGTTCAACTAGAGCAAAACTCTGAATATTAGGTACAACTGCTTCTTGAGCAAGTTCAACTGATTTAGTTAACTGGAAGAATGTATCTTTATTAGGAATCTGACCATATTCATTCAAGTTCAACTCACCAAACACCTTAAATGATGCAGGGTGAACGTTCCTGATTAGAATCTCTTTCCACTCACTAATAGAAACTGCAGACTTAACAGCATAAGAGAAGTCCTGATAATAGTAAGAGTCTTGAATCTTTTGAATGATTTCTGATGGTTTACCAACATCATCAATAAATTGACCAGTAGTTTTAGTGATAGAACCAATATCTAGAACACCACGAGCAACTTTAAGATCACTAATAATACCAGAAGACTTAGAAATAACACCAGTTAGTTTTTCATTTTCTGCAAAATCACCACTGTGATCAACAATCTTAAGAATTCTAGGTCCAATTTGCCAACCAGAGTTTGTAGAAACATATCCAGTTGCTGTAGCAACCTCTAATGATTCACCCTGATAAACCAATTCACCTTCTAAGAAAGTAGAAGTAATAACATTTGCTTCTGCAGTACCACCAAATGACTCAGTTAATACACTTTGACGACCTGTACCAGCATTAACAAATGTAAGTCCATCACCTAATTCTGCGTTAGCTTCAGTGATAGCAATTTTTAATTGATCATCTTCTAGTGAATTTGCTGAACCAGAAATAGCATAATAAGTAGTAATTCCATTAAGACGACCAACAGCACCAGCAGATAGTGGGAAATCAGCACCATCTCCAGTATCAGTCACTGATAATGAAATTTCAGCACCATTAGGTATTCCATGAGGATAAGCAAATTGTAATAAACCTAAGTCTAAGTTAACAACATAGTTGAAAGAAGATCTTAAACTTACTGTTGGTGTGGATGAATAACCAGCACCAGGATCTTTAACAACAATATTATCCAATCTACCATTCTTGATAGATGCTTCTGCTTGAGCACCAGATCCACCACCACCTTGAATTATTACAGCAGGTGCTAATGAATATCCAGAACCTGGATTTGTAACAGTAATACTTTCGAGAATACTTGTAGAAGTTAACTGAGCATTTAATGGGAATGTAATCTCAGGACGTAATGTGTAGTCATGAGGATAATCATAACCAAAGTTATTGTTCTTAAGTTTTTTAATCTTACCAACTTTATCACCTTTGGTAAAGATTGATGATTCACTACCAAATGGAGGAATAACAACAGTCAATTCTGCACCAGATCCTTGTAACCCTGGTCCAAGAATACCTGGAATTGATTCAATATCAATATATGCATCGGTATATGCTTTACCTGGAGAAGTAACAACTACTTCTTGTATCTGACCTGGAATTGTAATACCATCATCATCAGTTCCATCATTAACTACAATAGTAACTAAACCACCTTCCCCATCTCCCAATATAGGAACAGAGTTATAAACTCCAACACCATATTCAGTGCCTGGTTCATTAATTTGTACTCTTTCAATTTTTCTTGTTGATTGAATACCAGTAACAATAGGTAACTTAGTATAAAAACCACCTGGATTAACAATACGAATGTCAGCAATAGAACCGACTGCTTTTAAAGAACTGGTACTATAAGAAGCTTGATTTACATCAGCATTTCCTTCTGGTTCATTAGCAAGAAGGAATTTAAATACATCTGGTCCTTCAGTAATAGTTGCACCAGCAGTACTAGAAATTGTAAACGTCCCTGTATAAGGAGAATTAGTAACATCAAGATAACTACCTTTAATTACAGGTGAATCATCTCCAGTTCTTGATGGATCAAAATAATATGAAATATTAGTAACAATATCTGGATCAATCTTTAATTTAACTGTGGGTGTAGGTTGTCCCTGACCAGTTATACCAGGAGTACCAATTCTTTCAATAGAGTTGAATGAATACTCCAATTTATTAAGGTTATCTTTAGAGAATGATAAATTACCTCCAACCATTGATGAATGACTTAGGTCAAACAAATATTGATGACCATTATACATCTTCAATACAGGAGATTTAACAAATACACTAACAGTTGCTGCTGAAGTTGCTGGAGAAGTCACAGCAACTTGTGGTAACTTATATGTAAATTCTAATGGACTAATAACAGTATCTACTGGGAATGTTCCATCATACTCATCATATGTGGTTCCACCTGATTCCTGTGATGGATTACCATCAATATAAACCATTTCAGCAGGACTTAAATAATGACTAGTACTGGTAATCACATATACTTCATCAGTATTAGAAACAGAACTAACTTGAACAATCTTTGTTAAATTAGCAGTTAGAGTTATTTTTAAAACACCTGCCAAATTAGTAATCTGACAAGTACTATAAGCAGTGTTAAATGTTATATCACTGGAAGTAATATCAACAACAGATCCAGGAATATACGCTGATCCACCTGCAACTTCATCTATTCTGATTGAATAATCATTTACATCAAATGGTTTTAATCTTGCATAATCATCTAAATTATTAGTTCCACCTATCTCTTCAGGAGCATCAAAGGTAGAAAGATCTATATCAAATGTTCCTGGAGTTGTATTATTAACTTCAACAAAATTATAATTTACAATTTCATTAACATCCTCTGGAAGAGGACCAATAATACCATAACTATCTTGCTCACTAAACTGCTGAGTAACTAACTCACCATTATTCAAATCATCAGTCCAAGGATTGTGTATAATAGCAAGATATATCTTCTTATTAGATGTATCCTTACGGATAATATATCCACTATTAATAAATGTGCCGTTCTGATTTTGAAGAACTAATTTAGAACCAACTGTAAAATCAAATGACTGGTTTAAAGTAAGTTCTTGTATGTTATTAATAACAACTGTTGATGTTGGTTTAATATAATACCTATCTTTAACACGAGCAGATACCTTCAACTTTTGAGAACCTGGAGAAGGAACTGTTGAAGTTCTAGCACTCCAAACATCAGTAGCATATGTTAATGTCTCAGTATCTTGGGACATTAATGTTGTTGCATCATCAAAGTCTAAAGATTGGAATCCAGCATCTGCTAATTCATATCCAGTACTACCAATAGTTAACGATGTTCCAGTTACAGGAGCAATATCTGTTCTTGCAAATCCGATTTGTGTATTCGTCTGTAATCCTTGATCTCCTAAACGATCAGAATCAGCATCTTTATCAATTTTTAATCCAAAACCATTATAATCGATATAATCATACCTATTAATCTGACTAGCAAACCATGCAGTATCTGTCCAAGCATAACTAAATCCAAATTGAGATCCTTGAGGAAGATCATTTATATCAGATGGTGAAGTTGGAACAACACCTCTATTTCTTACCCTAACATCATCAAGATAGAATTGACCTTGTGTATCTTTAGCAAAATCATTAACACCAGCACCAAATCCAGGTCCAACACCAAAGTATAGATCCTTACCAGCAAATGATGTATTTGATATAGTTCCACTAGCTACCTGAATACCATTAACGTATGATTTAAATACATTACCATTTTTAGTTATTCCAACACTAATCCAAGTATCATTAAGCATTACAGAAGATGCACTTGAAATTGCAGTAGCATTAACAAGTTGAGTTGTATTATTAGCAATAGTTAAATCTAAACCACGACCAGTTCCAAATCCTAACCAAAGACCACCAGTAGGATCTTGAGAACTACCAATCTGGCATAGAGTCATAAGATTCTGACTTAAACTAAATGGGAGACCAGACTGACCATCTATGTATACCATCATTTCGATAGTAAAGTCTCCATCCAAAGTAGTTCCTAAATCAGAAGAAGATGCTTTAATGTGTCCATTTTCCCAAGTAGTTTGAGTATTAGCTGGTACATTACATCCATCAATTTTTGCTACACCATTCTGATAACGTATAGAATTATTAGCACTTTGATCAGTAAGAGTATAATGACCTGTAATATCTGTAATTGTAGAAGTAAAGTCTAAGATAAACTCATTTCTGTTCCACTGTTCTTGACCGTAAATATAAACATCACCTGAATTATCTACATCCAAACTCTTTGCAGTAATACCTTCAATTCTGTTAAGATTAAACTCATTAGTACTATGTTTCTTCATAGTACCATCATACCCAATCTTAATTGTTCCTACAGTAGTTTTCTTAGTAGTTTCATCTGCTTTGGTGTATGCAACATTAAGATCACCAAATATATCAATAACACACTTATCAACTATATGAAGTTCTCTACCTGTAGCAAGATAACGATAATTCCAAATAATATCACCATCGGTATTTAATTTACCTACCCAGAAACTATCTTGAGTAATATCATCAGACTTCAATCTAGTTCCTGCAGTAATATAGAATTCATTAAATTCATCAATAGTTAAACTAGGATTAATTAAAGAATAAACAGTATTGCTAAGTTCTTTAACCCAATCAACTGTAATAGCATTTACACCAATAGTAGCCTTACCAAAAGCAACATTAATATCTTTTGAATCTGCAGCAGTTGATGTTTCCATAGTGAAGTATACACTATTACCAACAACTATCATATCTGTCAATCTTTCAGATAATGACTGAGAAGCAATCTTTCTCTTAACAGCAAAATTACCTGTTGTATCAATTGATGCTATAAATGCATCATCTGGATGTAATGAGTTTGTATTAGTATATCCACCAATAATATAACGAATATCGGAATATTTCTTGATAACAGTTACATTATCGGCACGATTAGCACCAGATATACCAGCATATCCTTTTTGGAACTGTAAAGTAGCGTCTAAACCATCATCAGTCTGTTCATACTTACATAAGATAATATCTGGATTATATACATCTAAAAGATTTGCATTAGGTCTATTGTTACCAACAACCCATATGTCATTATTATCTACAAATAATTTTTGGAACTCTGTATAATTCTGTCCATCAGTACTTTCTAAACTTCTTTCCCATTCCTTAACACCCAAAGAGGAGTACTTGGCAATAAATGCAACTGTATTACCACTAGCATCCTTAGTTTTACCACAGAAGAAAGTTTCTTTAGCATCATTTACAACAATATCATTAACGGAAACATAATTATTATTGTCTATAGTAGTAACATAATAATCAGCTTTCTTAAATACTTGTGGATGACTTAAAATAACACGTGGGTTTGTTGTATAATTAGCACCTGAATTAATAATATTAACAGTATCAATAGATCCTACAGAACTAACTACTGCTTCTAACTTACCAGCAGTACCGTCACCATCAATAATAATAGTAGGTGGAATTTCTTCATCATATCCAGAACCTTTTTGTTCAATTACAATTGATTCAATACCTTTAATTTGACGAACAACAAAAGTTTTGTTCGTATTTTGCATTATAGGAGTATAATCTACAAATACTTCATCACCAGCAACCAAATTATGAGGAACATTAGTGTCTAAAACACCGTAATTTAATCCATTAACATTTTCAAAAGTATACTGATCTATTGCTTCACCCTTAATTTTAGAAATACGAGCAGAAACACCAGCACCATCAGTACCTTCATTGTCAAATATAAGTATATCATCTACCTGATAGTTCTTTCCTGGGTTTTCAATAGTAAATCCAGTTACAGAAGCATCTTCAAACTTAGTGATAGTTTCAACTTCAATATCAACTTTAGAGTCGAATTGAACTTTAGGGAAGTAATCGTATAGTTGTAATGGTGATTCTTCAAATAATTCAGCAGGATTATCTGTTTCGTCTTGAGTTATAACACCATCACGGTTAATATCTTCAACTTCAAAGAGAATAATATCACCAGCTTCAGTTGTTAATGCAGCAGTAGAAGCATTAGGTGTTCTTTCAACATCAATATCAACATTTTCATAAGGATCCCTATAACGCACAACACCAGTAGGAATATTTTGCTGAATAGCACTTGTACTTAAATTCCAAGTATCAACAACAGAGTTATAATTTGGTCCAATTACATATGGGAATAATGCATTACCATCTTCAGTAGCATCTATAGTAACAAAATAGCAATATCTACCTTGAGGATAGTCTGGAGTCTTACAAAAACGACCATTGTATTGATCTAAATCCCCTAAACCAAAGACATATTCATAATCTTCAACAAATTTACCAGCAGGATACAGTAAATCTCCATTTGTATTAACATCAGTAAGAAGAGGTCCATCTGTTCTTACAGGATAAGGATTAGTAGTTGCATCAAATATAAGATTTTCTTTTAATCTAAATGATGTACCTAGTCTAATTACAGCAGATCCTTGATCTGTTGGATCTGTATACCCATAAGGACCATAAATTGGATTACCATCAAATGCCCAACCAATAATAGGTGAGTGTGCTAATTGATCTTCTTGCTCTTTAATTTCTCCATATGGATTCTCAAAAAGATTATCACCTAAAATATACCTCATTTTTTGAGGATTTGATAGGTGAGCATATTCACCACCATACTCATTATTATATCCAGTAAATACAGCACCTCTAGCAGAGTCAAATGTTGATGTAGATTCTAAATTATAAGTCCATTCAAAAACATTTGCACTAAATTTTGCATCCTGACCAACAGAAGTTAGATTAATAACTGTAGTTCCTTGAATATAGTTAATACCACGGTTAATAATCTCAATTCCAGTAACCCTACCAGCATTTTCACCATCAACATCAATTGTTGCTCTTGCTATAGCACCGAAACCATCACCTTGAATAGTAACTTCAGGTGCAGTAGTGTAACCTTGTCCAGCAGAGATTATAGCAATAGATATAATTCTTCCATTATTAACAATAGCTTGTGCAACAGCACCACTACCAGAACTTAGTGATATAGTAGGTTTTGAAGTATATGCTTGACCACCATTAGTAACAGAAATTGCTTGGATAGGACCACGAACAGATGCAGTACCTTCAGCACCAGTTCCACCACCACCAACTATAGTAATAGAAGGTTGTGAAGTATATCCAGTACCACCAGTATTAATTAGAATACGTGAAACCTGACCTTTAGTGATAATTGCTGTAGCAGCAGCACCAGATCCATTTCCACCAACTATAGACACCAATGGTGAAGATGTATATCCAGAACCACCATTAGTAACAGTAATTTCACTAATAGAACCGTTAACGGTTACTGCAGCAGTTGCACCAGTACCCCCACCACCAGAAACTGTAATTGCTGGAGGAGAAGCAGCATCATAGTCTATACCAGAATTTTCTATATCAATACTAGTAACACCACCATATGTCTTACTTAAATCTGACTTATAAGACCATATAGAGACACCATTAACCCATGTACCAATAGGACCAGGCTTAATAACGTCTTTAGTTGAAATTGTTTGTGCAAGTTTAGGGAACCTATTTAATTTACGTTGGTTACCTGGAAGAAGTGCAGATCCTGGAAAAGGACCAATTTCATAGTTTGGAATACCTGTAGCAGCAACATAAACATATTGATCATTAAAAAATGAGTTTTGTACGTTTGTTGTGTATGGACTAATAGCATTTTCAATAGCACTATTAGCAGATTTACCTTTATTAAGGTCAATAGATACAAGAATATTTCCTTGTGGTTCTACTGTAGCTGGTTGAGGTAAATTATATTGGAAAACTGTCTCAGTATCTCTAGATGTTACCAAAAAAGTTCCATTATAAATGATTGGGTTAGCACCATATATGGTAACCTGATCTCCAACCAATAGACCATGAGGATTGGCACAAGTTACAGTAGCCGATTGATCGTTAACACCACCATAAGTGATGGATGTAATTTCAATCAATTTCTTAACATTATACAACCAAGTTGTTAAATCTGGACCAATACCAGTACCACCTAATTTAGAAACTGTTAATTTATCACCAGGAAGATAATAAGATCCAGTATCTGTTAAAGTTGTTTGTTGTGCATCAACGATACCAACAATATTCATCACAACTTCTTGTTGAGTACCCTTATTAATATAAATTCTAAAATTAGATTTTATCTCAGTTGCAGAGTCCCAATCTTCAACGATACCATTAACAGAACGAGTACATTCGATAAACTGGTTTAATGACTTCTCTTTGTATTGTACAACTTCACTACCACCAATAACAAACTCACCGTTTCTTTCTGGCCAACCAATAGTAGAGTCAACTGTAATAATGCTATCAGTTTCGTTTAAAGGCTCACCTAATCTTGTTTTATATGGAACAGTAAACTTTCCATTAATAGTTTCTTCTGATAAAACAAGTTCAAATATCTCAAGTTCTGATGTTTTAATAGAAATAAAGTTCTCTACAAGAGCACTTGCTTGTAAAACATTAGGATCAGCAATATCAGCATCCTGGGTTACAAGACCATCTTTAATATTAACAGGATCACCACTGACTAATGATGCACGAAGAATTGTATCTATAGACCAAGTAGCATCAGATGGTTTAATAATCTGATCTTTAGGATAAGATATACTTACAGTCTCACCATATAATAATTTAAACAAATATGCAATACTAAAAGATGTACCTTTAGATGAATAAAAATCTTTAATAGATTTTATAGCATTTCTAACATCAATTTTAGAATAATCTAAACTTGGAACATCTGGAAGGAATTGTTCTGTATATTTGTCTAAAAGTCTCTTAATAAAGAGTTGATCTAAACATTTTACAGGTGTATCAACAGTTGCTATAGAAGCAACAGTATTATTTGAAAATACTGCATTTCCATCTTCAGTATAAGCAGTAATACCACTTGCAGCACGAGCACACCCTTCAAATTGTGCTTTTGTATATCCAGTACCTTGTTGATTTATTGTAAAACCAGTAACTTGATTCAATCCAACTGTAGCAGAAGCTTCTGCAGATGGTGGATCTTGAATAAAGATTGTTGGTGGTTCTGAAGCACTATATCCACTACCAAAATTAACAATATTAATATCAATAATCTGTCCATTGAAAATTGATGCTACTGCTGTTGCTCCAGTACCACCAGCATATGCTCCAGTACCATCTGTCCTATCATCTAAAATGTATACAGAAGGAACATCATCATATCCACTACCACCACTTAATAATTCAATAGAAACAACTCTTCCATCACCATCAACCTTTGTTTCTAATACTTGAGCACCTACAGGATCCTTTATTGCAATTCTAGGAATTACTTCATATCCTTGTCCAGCATTCAATATTTGAACACTTTCAACTGTACCGTATGTTGGATCTAAAACTGCCCTTAAAGATGCCTTAATACCATCTTCACCAGTTGGTTCATCAACATAAATCTCAGGAACTGTAGTATATCCAATACCTCTTTCGATAACAGGAATAGTACCACTGAATGAACCACCATTTATCGTTGGAGTGCCTAGTTTAGCACCTCCAGGCTGCCTAAAAGTCAATCTAGGTGTGAAAGTATATCCACTACCAGAATTCTCTATATTTAATGCACTAACAACTCCATTTGTTACAGTTGCTTTAATCTCAGCAACTTTTGCACCACTCTTTGTAGGATCTTGAACAACTACTGTAGGTGGGTTGGTATCACTATAACCTCTACCACCATCAAGTAAAGAAACTTCTTTAACACCGTTAACTAAAGCTGTAGCAGATGCACCACTACCAGATATACCTTGAATAGAAACTTTTGGTGGATATTCATACCTGTAATTATCACCATTATTAGTTACAGAGATTCCTGTAAGTTCTGTATCATCATTAATACGAGCATAACCAACAGCATTAGCACCAAAAGAAGGTATAGGTGCTTCAATAGAGAACAATTCTAAGTATCTACCATTTAAAGGTGCTTCTTTAAATATAAATTGATCTCCATCAAGATAAAACTCTTCTTTTGGAATTAAAAGTTGATTATCATAAATTGCGTAAATATATTCATCAATAACTGGCTCATATCTTTCGCCATTCTTAGTAATTGTAAATTGCCTTTTATTATCACCAAAACTATTAGAAATATTGTCTATTTGGGAAATATTATTCTCAATAAAACCACTTAAGTAAGTAATACTTGTGGAAGTAGGATCATCAGCATCAAGTTTTGCTCTAGGTGCAGATGTGAATACTATATCAGTACCATCTATAGTAAAATCTAAAACAGGAACTTGAATTTCACCATATACCTTAACAATTAAATGTTGTGGAGATGGTGCAGCTATAGGATTATCTTGTGATGTTAACGGAAATCTTTGCTTAACTCCATCAAAATCTTGTAATGGACTTGCAAGTCCAGTCCATTTCAATTGAACTTGATCATAAGAAATACCTGGACTTAACGCAATGTTAGGTGAAGGTGTTGTCTTTTCATAATATACAACTTCATCACCAACTAAAAATGACCCATTTGTTTCTAAAAAAGCATCAACACTCTCTACAATTATAGTAGAATCAGTTACACTAACAGGTTCTACAACCTTTGTAGCTCCATCTAAAATACCAACATCCAGTTTATCGATATCTAGATATTGGAGAAAATCATTAACTATATTTTGTCCTAATCCAGTCTTTTCTTGAGATCTATAATAGTACTCAATAAATTTATTAAAAAGCGGATAATCCTGTTCAATAAAGGCAGGAGTTAATGACGCTACTGACTGGGAAACTTTATTCGTATTTTTAGACATCTAGCCTTAGAAACAAGTTGATTGATCGGGGTCACCTGTATTAGTAATGAGGTTAACCTCTACTAAAGTTGGCGTTGTGTTGAACGTTGTTGGTGTCAAACTATTTAGAGGGATTGTCGTAGGTGGAATAGTTCCAATTGGTGCGACAGTAACCTCTGGATTAACGACACTAATAACAGTACCAGGTGTTGATGCTGGTATTGTTGTGTTATTGGCAGGAATGAATAATACAGGTAAATCTGTATTAGTTGGTAGTAATGATGGGTCAATAACATCCCCCAAACCTGTTACTGGATCAGTCAAATTCAAATTCGTAGATCCAGGAACATTATCACCACTACCAACAAGATTAATAGGTCCTATACATATTTCTCCTGTATCGTAATTAATACTACCAGCAGAATTATTAGTATAAACCTTCTTATTACCAGTGTTATAGAAGATTTTTAATTTACCAAATCCATCATCTTCAAACTGTTGATCAATACCAGGTCTATCAGCAGTTCTAAAGTTTCCAGAAAGTATAACTGGTTCTTTAGTACATGCTCCATCCGTATTACTAGGAGCACTATTATAAAGAGCACCACCAGTAGAAATACAGTAAGTATTAGTTTGGTTTGTATCTGCCTTAATATATTTCAACAGTGAAGTTTGAACTGAAACGTCACTTATTGCTTTATCAGACAATGTAATTGCTTTCTGGAACTGTTGATTTCTAAATGTAGAATTAAAGTTATTAATTTGAGTTTGTGTTGCCCAATCATTAATAGCATTCTGAATATTTGTCTTAATTTCAGAAGTATTGCTAGTTACTCCAGTATCATAAAGAACAAAGACTTTAGGATAGATATAAAGTTCATCTGGATCAATAACTATAGGATCTATAGATGCCATTGAGTATGCTCTCAATTTAGTCTGTAAATCTTTCTTAGATTGATCATTTAAAGCAGTTCCAGTCTTAGTTTTAACTGCAACGTATACTTTACCGTATATTGGAGGTGTTAAAGAATCTCCACCATAAGCAACAACAGATTCAGCATTAGAATATAGATTTTTAGTAATAACAGCATAATCTTGTGCTGTTACTGCTCTATACTGAGAAGCATAGTATCTCGGAGCCATATACTTAATAGACTCCACAGTTTCTGCTGCAGAACCCATTTGAGATCTATCTTTAACAATTAATTGTACATCTGAGTTTGCAACTACAATCTGATTACTATCTTCTGTTGTTCCAATATAATCAAACTCAGTAACCTCATTTGCTTCCGTACCAGAACATGTAAGGTATTCAAAATTCACAACCTCACCATCTTTCAACTTTCTACCAATACTATCATCACCAAATCTTACCTGATACCTCATATCCTCGCCTTCAGAGAGGAAGTAACTACGTGTTGTACCAGTTAGGTTAGTAACAGTTTCAACCCTGTTATAGAGGTCAGAAGTAGTGGAAGATTCGTTTGCCTTAACTGTAACTCTTAAAGTTTCTATATCAGCGTCTTCAGAAGGAATTTTATATTCTTGAGCTTGGAAAGTATTAACAGTATACGTAAAATTGATTAAAGATCCTTCATTAATAGTTACAGCATCAAATTCTGCTTTACCTGTTACAGTATCAACCTCTACCGTAATATCTTCTAAAACATTCCAAATAAATGTACTACCTCTTGCAACTGGTCCTCTTTTTAAAGTAACCGAACTAGGATATGCTAAATTTGTCTTGGATGTCTGAACTTCTAATTTTATACATGCTTTAGCACATGTAATAGATCTAGGAACATAATTTAAAAGTTTGGCAATATTAACAACATTATCTCTAAGTGTAGCAGATGGTAAAAATGCCTCATTCATAGACATATTGGCAATAAATGCCGAATAGTAACTATTATAAGACAAAACGTCAATCAAATACGATAATGATGATCCATCAAAATCATAATCGGTAAATTCATCTCTCGTTCGGAGATATGACTTAATTGAAGATTTTATATCCTCAAAATCTAATGCTGTTAACTTATTCGGTTGCATTTAACTAGGTCTCTGTAATACAAAAGATACCGACTCAACTACTGGTAATCCAACTATTTTGTAAGTGATTGTTATTGATACTTTACCCGACTCGTAAAAGGGTACTGCATCACATTTCAACAATTGGACTCTTTTCTCATACTGATTAATGGTATTTATGATCTCTCTCTTAATAGTATCAATCACAAAAGGGTCTAGAGGTTCAAATAAAAGGTTTAATACACCACATCCAGTATCCATATTGAATAATCTTTCGCCCCTTCTAGTCAATACAAGATTTTTAATTGCTTGTTTAATAGAATTTGCATTTTTTACCTGAGCAACATCATCAGTAAACCTATTCTTAGAAAATGCAATTGCAATATCATTAAACTTTCTTGATTTAGTTGCTGATATATCAGCACTTCTAATAGGTTTCATTCTTCATCACCTTCTCTATTTTTACGCAATAAACTATCACATCTAGGATCTGTTATTAGATACCTACAATGCTCCCATCCATTCTTTTTAAAATCATCAGACATATCAACAGGTCTGTTTGCTACGCCAGATTCTTTCTCATTAGTAGGTCCAAAACGGCTACCACGAGGCACATTACTCGTAAAAATTATAGTTTCGCTCATTTAAGGGAGTGCTATCCCTTTTATTTATCCGACTTTTCAGAAGAAAATACTTTTCCTCCGTGGTGACTCTTCACATTTTTATTTTCAGTGAATTTTGTTGCTAAAAATTGGGTCATACACCATCTTCCCAACCCCTTATTCTTATATTCTTCTTCCATTTTAACTTCAGTAACCTGATGTTGTACAAAACCTGGGAATATTACCATCCTATTGTTGTTTAATTCTATATGTACCTTATATTCAGGGAACAATAATTCCCCTCCAGTAAACCTTTTAGGCTCTTGAAAGAACCAACATAGACTTGTAACCATTGCAGAGTCTTTATGTGGATCATAATAGTGACTATCCTCATAATATGACAATAATGTCGCATCAAAGTCACACATTGGCATAAAATCCCTAAAAAAGAAGGATTTATTGCTTTCAAAGACGTTTTTTTCAAAAATTTTGCGATTTATACGCATAATTTTAGAATTATTACGATTTTCTTGATAATATTCGTCTAAATGGATGCATTTATTGTTTTTTAACAGTTTACCACTCTTAACTGCACTCCATGATTCATGTGGATCCAAAAATATATCCTTTTCTTCCAATTCTTTCAACTCAGACCATATTTGTCCTATCTCCCAGAAGTTATAAAAATCATCTATAAGGATCATAGGAAATCCATAATCTAAATTTTGAATTTTCATGATTAATTTGAATTTTTATGTCTTAAGAAATCAACGTTAAACGATATGCTAATTCTATCCGTGTCCTTAGTATTTGTTGATATACCATGCATTAACCAACCAGGAAATAAACAAAGTAATCCGTCACTAGGAACAATCTCCTGTCTTTCACATAAAGACTTGTATACAAAGGATGAAGTCATACAAGGAACAGGATTTTCAAAATATATCTTACCATCGGAATTTCCTGTCCTGAAATAATAAACTCCAGAAATATCTGTACTGCCATGATGATGACAATGGCCATAATTTCCTTGTTTAAACAAAGATGCCCAAGAAGTTGCAATTACCCCATTATGATGAGGAAATGATAGAGACTGACAATAATGGTTTAAATGAGTTACAATTTCATCTTTAAGGGAGTTTAACCCATTTTCTACAATAAAATTTCCATTAAAAGACGGATCAGAAAGATAATGAGTACTACCCCACGCCTCTTTCATTTTAAAATCTACATTATCAAGTGCTTTAGCAATTTCATTTTGTATAGTTGGGAAATTATTTACCATATGAACCCAATATATTGGAGTTGGGTATAATTGAGCAATTTCCCCTCTATTTTCCATACCAATTCTCAAATTTTGAGAATTACAGTTTTCATAATTACGATCCGTCATTTTCCTGTAATAACCCCCCATAGTACTTTAAGGAATCCTTTCTTCGCATCTCCTTTAAGTTCATCAAACATATACATGTTAAGTCTAAATGCATAGTTTGCTTCAGTAATTAATGTATTGACCTGATGCTCATTGACTTCTAACCCATCTAGAACTGCCCTGTAATCGGTTTTAAACGCCTTTGCATCTTCTATCATAGGAAACTCATAAAAGTGTAATCCCTCTCCTTTAGGGGGATTTAACGCCTTCTGAGCAATACCCTTAAGTATTTGACCACCAGATAAATCACCAATATATCTTGTATAATGATGTGCTATAAGAAGGTATGGATCCTTTTCTGCTATTTCATTAATTCTATAGCAATATGTGTTACATGCTTCGGATGGTTTTAACTCACTCCTCCACATAGGACCATAATAATATCTAAGATCTCTTTCAATAAAAGAAGTACGAAATAATTTGGCATTCCATTGTTTTAATACACTTGCCAAAGGATCCTTAGTTTCTTGAATCCTTTGCTCCATTGTGTCATAGACATAATAAAAATCCGTAATTAGTTTACGGTATTCTTCTGGGTTTAATACCCCCTTTAAGAAACCAGCAACAAATTTAGTATTCTCTGCTGCATTATGGGACTTTTTAGTTCCTTCTTTTAGACTGGTTGATAGTGTCATTACTTTCTATACTTTTTTAAAAAAATGTTGCCTGAAATAGCACATCTGCCCTCACAATCATTAGGTGGGACTTTGTGCTTTCTAGTACTTTCAAATATTATAACATTACCAGCCTTTGCTTCAAACACTGCATCTGGTTTTTGAAATAATATTGGCGATGATCCTGGAGGTGTATTGACATAATATACAAATGAGTATGTGGCATTTCCATGACTATGCCAATCAATATCTTCACCTTTTTTATAGGTAACTCCCCAAGTTTCTATTGTTTTTAGATCATGCTCTGGTGGATCAAAATCTGTATCAATCTTATCATAAATCCATGTTACTAGATCTCTTACAAGAGTATCACTGCTATAAAGATCCCACTCAGTCATAGTACAATGAGCTTCGTTGGGTCTTTCCTCCGCAGGTCTCCTATCTTGTATAGTATGATACAAAATATTGTTTATTTCCCTTCCTTTATCGTATACATACTCCTGTATGTGATATCTTGTAAGGGGTTTTACTATTTCAGTTTCTGTACCATGATGACTCCTTTCCAGCATTCCTGGATCAAGATCTTGAGAAAGATCCGTATTCATCTCTACTGGTATTCTTTGCTTTGTATTCAATACAATGTTACCTGAAATAGTAATTCTATAATCCTTATTTCCTGGCTCCTTATAGTAAGGATACACTTGATGTCTCATACAAGACGGAAATAGGACTAGAGTACCCTCTAAATCCTTCGCACTATCATACCAATATGACGATGGTCTTCCAAATATATCTGTGTAATGAAATTCAAATGCTCCATTAGTTGCATGACCTGAGTTAATACCAGCTTTTCTTGATATAGAATCGCTTGTTTGCTCATCATGTGTATATGGTATTTGCATCCATATAACAAAACTCCAAAGTCCATGATGATCATGTGTAGGATTGTATTCACCTGCTCTTTGATAATTTACCCACCACTTATGCAAACTATAAGGATGCACTGAGTTAACGGGAACTTTATCACCATAGTTACCAAAATTGTGACAAAAGTCCTGTATTAGTGGATCAAGAGTATTAAGATAGAACCATGCCTCTTTATCATGTAATGCAAAACTATCTTCTAAGTGTCCAGCAAGGTATTCTGCATATGATTCTTTAGAACGTTTTTCAACACAATCCCAAAGATAATCCATTTCCTCCTTACTCAACTTCTTCTGCATCCATCCACCAGTATAAGGGACAACAGGCTTTACACTACCTGGTATCCCAACCTGATCCGCATTACGAACCTGATTTATAATAGTCAACGACCTTGACCTCTATACGCTTTCTTTTTAGCGTTACTTGAAGTAGCACTCAATTTAGTACGAGCACTCCTTCCTTGACGAGTCTTTTTAGGTTGTGGAAGAATATAGTCACTATTTCCCCACGCACCACCATTTTTGAATTTTGGCATAATTTAATCTCCAATAAAAACGTCTTCGCTACCACCTGAGATAGTTGATAAGCAAGGCCACTCAGTTGTGTCCTCACCTAAATCATCACCTATTCTACCAGCAAGCTCCCCTGTAATCCAAACTGTCTTGGTACTAGAGTAACATCTGCGTTGATGTCCCTCGGAAGCTTCCCTACCACCAGAAATACCTTCCGTGCAATGCCACGCAGGACTTGATCTAGTAGTAAAACACCTTCTACTAGCGGAAGTAGTAGTGTGTTTTGTTTTAGTAGGATGTGGAACAAGCTCATCTCTATCTATAATGGGTATCTTGTTGTTTATTATAACACTTCTTTCTAATTTTGTCTTAGGTTTTTGCTCTGTAGGTTTCCAAGTTGTAACAGCATCCATCTGTGCTACTGGTTTGGGGTTAATAGTACCTGTTGTTGGTGAGTGAGGACAGTTACTTAGTATACCTCCACCTAGACCTGGATGGTGTGAAGATCCGCTACCAGTACCATGACCACTACAATTACCTTTAAATAACGCTGCTCCTATTGCCATTATGGTAAATACATTCCTGTATCGTAAGGGTTTCCGTATGCAGCAATTGCTGCGTTCCAAGCTGCTCTAGCTCGTGTTAAATCATTCCATATTTTCATTGTTCCTGACGCACTCCACGCTTTACACCCATCCCCAAGTAACCCAGACATAGAAATTGACTGGTATGGACCAGGAGATGATCCTGGAGGTGGAGGACATGTGATATGACCACAGCCATTTTCTACAGGACTACATGATAATGTTATACTAATATCTATACTATCTCTAGGATCTGGTCTATATTGCTTCATCATGTACTTAGTATACTCTGATGCATGAGGTAATTCACTAATTCTCCCCTGTATAGTAGTAACATATCTTCGATCATGGTTACTATATTCAGGAATAACCTTTTGAGTTATCCTATCAATGTGCCTCATTCTATTTGTTTGACTATTATCACGGATATATTTTATAACACTATCCTTTGCTTCCGTAGGTACGGCAGTACTTCTTTCCAATACGTCTAGATTAATGTCAGAAATGTCGTAAGTTTCCTTCAATGGATCCGTAGCAGTGTCACTATACATCCTTTGAGCTAACTTTCGCACTCTTTGTCTATCAGGATCACCCTTAACTTTGAAGTCGACTACCTTATATTGATCAGAATATGACTCTGGAAGTGCTGTTATTGCGTCTAATGTCTCCTGAGTAGTCTCATAATCACCTGGAGGTAGTGATTGTAGGAATTGTTTTAACTGTTCCGTGGAATGAGTAGTAAAATTTCCCTCTCTGAAGGTACGATCTAATACTTTATGTACATTTCTTATTTGTAATTGCGGTGGAGATGAAGAAGAATACCCAGATCCTCCGTCAGTTACCTCAATAGCAGTCATAGAACCACCTAGAAATGTAGCTCTTACCTGTGCTCTTGTACCTGTGGTGGTTAGGGGGGCGGTAATATACACATCTGGCACAGCATCTAGTGTTTGCCAACCAGATCCACCATCAACTATACTAATATTATCAACCTGTCCATTAACAATAGACATAGTAACCTGTGGTACTTTAAGGTCATGGAACCTATTTGGTGCTTCTTGGTCTATATCTGCTGTAACATACTGTAATGACTTATCCATAAACTCATAAAAACCGACCAACGCTGCTCGGTCTGGAATACCCCAACCTGCTTTTGTTGTAATTACATGGTTCCTATCAGATGTATACTGTGTATCCTTAGCAAAATTATTACCACAAGCATCAATATATGCTATATGGTATGGAAAATTATCTAAATCGGTATGAAATACACGAGTTATTATATGTCCATTGATGGTATCACCCGATCTTAGTACATCAAACCCTTCTTGACCCTCTGTTGCTTGTACTGGACCGACTGTTTTAATCCTAATATTATTAGTAAGAACAGTTGTACTATTATCTGGGTGGGTATGAGTATAACTTAGAGAAAATGTGGTTCCCACGGTGTATCCTGTACCAGGTGATAAGACCTCTGTAATACGCCAGGACGTGCCTGAGAAGACCGTTGGGTCTGGATTATCATCATATATGGGTTTAATCTCACATTTAATCCTAAGACCCTGTGCAAGACCAGAATCTAAGTTGAATATCTTAAAGTCATTAAACGATTCGTCGCCAGCCTGGTAAGGGTTCTGTGCCGTAGTATACTCAGAACCAGTCGTTTCATTCTCATCCCATGAGTCAGTCCAAGTAACTCCATCATACGACAACTCAAAATCTAGACATCCATTAGGTAACGTCGTTGAAAGAGAGTCATAACTAAAGATTATCTTAGGACTTTGGGTATCTACTGCAAATAAAGTCGAATGAGGGCAATCTGGATCGTCAGAGTCTTGTCCTTCTGGTGGGACAGTATAAGAGATTGTGGTCGAAGCGGGGGTGCAGTCAAAGGCACTACAAGGATGACAAGTAGATGATGAAGAATAACTACCATCACCTGCACCAGGAGATGACTCAGGTACTGTGGTTTCTTCGGTCTCTATATGATAACAAGGTGTTCCTAATATACCTGCCTTATCGGTAGTATCAAATAAGTATGAAAACCATGTATCAGAGTATCCAAAGTCAAAGGAAAGACCTGTAGGATAGTAATCATATACAAATAAACAATCTCCAGCACTCTCTCCTTCTTGTAAGTACTCAACGTTTAAGCGATTTGCCTTACCACACATACCATCAGTTAGCATATCTGCTGGATTGCCACCTGACGAGCATACTAGATCAGATTGATACTGAACAGTTGTGCCATCTCTCGCAGGTACATTATAAGGTAAATTGCCTGTTCTAATAGTTGCTTGAGGATATTCGATAAATTCTACCGATACACCATCTGCTGTACCTGGATGTTGTCTAACACATGAGTTTGTATATCTTTCTCCAACAGGTTTACAACCCATTTAACTTTTCCTCTAAAGCAGTAAGTCTCTTACCATGATCAGTCGTAGGTGCTTTATGTGCCATTGCTTCCAATGCTTCTAATCTACGATATATCTCATCATAGTTCTCTTTCATATTTAGGTAGTCTTTAGCATTTTTTGGTTTATATAATATCTTCTCAGGAGTAGTTAAGTCATTAACATACTTTGTAACCTCTCCTAGACGCTCTGCCAGTCCTTGTACGCACTGATTGAGTACTTCGTGTGCCTCTGCATTATCTTGCCAAGGATCATACTCTGTAATATTCTGATTAGGATCACTCATCACTCTTTTTTAATGTTAGGTTAGGTTCTTCTAGATTATATTCTAGCACATCTTCTACATTCCAGTCCAGTGCTTCGGCAACTTCCTCTGGAATATTTAAGTATACATCACCGAAATCATCCTCTTGTAGGGTAAGTGTGAATCTTTTTGACATATTCAGTTTTCATAAACGATTAACTGATGAAGTTGCTGGTATTCTTTTCTTAAAATCTTCCCAAGTCTTAACTACATCTTTAACATCATTTATACAATCTGTATTTACACAAAGATCAGCACAGGCATACATTCTACTATCAAGACATCCCTCATGCCTTATAAGGGTTTCAAGCAACCATGTGCGTGTATCTTGGAAATCTTGTGAAAACTCTGGGGTCATGTTTTTTTACTGGGAAATTTTTTTTAAAATTTTATATATAACACTTGCGTTTGGGAACCTTTGTAGGTTAGGGTCTCTAACTTTTTTAATATAACGGCCGCATCCATCATCGAGAACCCCGACCACAACTGCGATTTGGGGCGAGTTCTTTACATTTAGTAGATCAATTTAACTGTCTGTGTGTTACATAGGCATGAAAAAGGGGCAACTAATTGTTACCCCCAGTATAGCATTATGCTGCTAGATTGTCAAGAATTGATTGGTCAATTTCAGTAACTTCGTTAACACCTTTCAACCACTTATTGATGTGTCTAGATGTTGTTACTGACCAGAATTGTGATGTTCTAACATAACCTTTGCTTGGCAAATATGCTGCAACTGGTGTTCTATAACTAAAGAAGATTTGTGTTCCGTCGTTGATAGTAACTTCAGTTTGATTTGCTGCGATTGGTGTTAGTTTCATTTTAGGATTGATCCTTTGTTTGTTACTCTCTTATTATAATGCCTCAGAGGTTACTTACAACAACCTGTGTGCCACTTTGTTGATTGGCACATACTATGTGTTAACAACTGGGGGCAAATTAGGGCATTGGTTTCTGTTACCTCTCAAGGTAAATTGTAGCATAATTGTGATAATTAGTCAAGTATATTTGCATTTCCTCGTTAACATTGACAGTCGGTAGATTGCATGCTAAGAGTGTTATTGTTTTCCACATTTCCACAGGTAATGAACACTCAACCTAGTTTAATTAACCATTTAATTGTTTTCAACAATTTACGGTAAGTTTTCCACATTGTTGTTAAAAACTGTCCATAATCTATGTTTTCTAATGTAATCCCACTGCATAACGATTAACTCCTTAAGTGTTATAAACACATAGTTAATTTGTTCTCCGTAAGTAACATTGTAGTCAGTGTAATCGTTCTTACTATTTGTCATTGTACATCCTCATATCTTCCCTCTTGTGATTTATACATAGCGGATGAAGATTTCTCTTCTTCCGTATCATTTATCAACTCTAATTCATCCCAGTAAATGTTGTTAACTAAGAGATTAACTTCGTTGTATGGATAACAACTATGTTTGGCAATTTCAGGCGATTTCTTCCATCTATGTAATGTAAGAGTTATGTATAATTTATCAATGAAATTAACCTCTCCTTGTTCATCTTTCCAACGTACAAATTGCCCCTTCTTAAATTCATTGTATTTCATGTAATTTGCCTTAGTGGTTGTCAACAACGTCCCAAAACCATCCGATTGATTTGATATAATCAAAGCATGAATATTTGGGCAATTCTTTATACCTATCACCCCTAGAGTTTCTAACACCATCCATGTACAATTCTAGGTCACTAATTGTTTCAAACGTGCCATGTAATTGGTCTGAATTGTCATAAACTTTGTACTGCATTTGTCTAGGGGTTGTTGTTAATTAGAGAGCATAATCATCAACATAATTATATGTGAGTTGATGTTAATCATTTCATCATAAGTCATAATTAGATGATTAAATCTACTTGACTTTGTGATATTTTAATTCTGCGAACATCACATACATCGTTAACATCTTCATCGAATACTTTTACATGAGTTAGTAATAGTTCTTCGGGCAAAGATTGTAGTTCTGTGAGTAAATCAAGGTAAGTCATTGTTTCGTTAGTTGTGAATGTATCAACGTAACTATCCCAACCAGTTGTTAACGTATTCCAAGCAATTAGGATAATTGGTTGCATGTTAGTAAGGTTTAATTGTTATTACTTATAATGCACCATTGTGTCGAGGTTGTTATCATTTTCATTAGGTAATTCTGTCCCACTCTTTGATACATACTCTTTGATAATTGCGTATGCTTGATTAAAAATAGGGGTGAAATCTAATGACCCTCGTAGATCATGTGCGAGTTCATCTATCTGCTCTGATGTTAAACAATGGTCAGGATGTCTAATATCACATAGAGGGATAGTATGCTCTACTAATTCATTCAAATTAATAGTAATTTCATAGTCACGATATACTGGCATAGGAGGATTAGGGTGTAATTGTTGATAATCAGGAGTAATGATTACGTCCATATTTATCTCTCCCAGTACATTGAATTAAACTCAGCAATGTTTAAGTATTCATCATCATGTACCTGGGAATTGTTATCAGTTTCAAATACAAATTCCTCTGCAAAATATTCAACTGGGATGCCTCCTAAATTCTCACAGCAACGTAAAATGTCACCTATTTGTTCATTTGACATCTCACATTCATCAATGCAAAATGCAATGTCTCGTTCTAATTGTGTCATGGTTGTTGTTAATTAAGGAACAAAAAATGGGGCGTTGATCCACACCTACTGGCATAAATCTTCAAATCTTGCTTTAGCAATAGACTCGCAAGATTCTTCATCTAAATGAGGATATTCATCTAAAACTTCCTCATAGATTGTTTCTAATAGTGCTTCGTGATGTAAAACTGACATTGTTAATTGTCCTCCATAGATAAGATTTTTTCAAACACTTTTGTTTGTTTGGTTGTTAACTCAAAGTCCATATCTCTGAGTATATCGTATAACTTAATGAACTCATATAGTTCATCATTAGTAACATGAATTGTTCTCATACTGCCCCATTAATTGTTAATGAGTTTGAGTATTGTGTTTTATTAATTACACATGACTGATGAATATTGAAGAGGTTTTCATAATTAACTCCCTCCCAATCTGTCCATTCTGATACATAATCAGCACAGTCAAAATCACCAGTTCCATCTACACATAGTGGGCATGATTTGAAATCATCATTATCATCAACCCAGAAGATTCTACCAAATGTTTCTGATTTATACATTGTAAGTTACCTCCGTAGATGATACAAACTGATGGCAATTTGAGTGATCTACGTTATTATCAACGTACTTAAATGTATGAATCTTGTCATAAACTTCATTGACATACTGTTGAGTAGTCATAATTCTTTTAGACATAGTTTGTCCCATAAATGTTAACACCCTTAGAACTCTGTCGTGGTGTTTAACATTATCCCATGTTTTTACAGGATAGTAGTCACTAACCATGTGACCATTTTTAGAAGAAAGTT